CTGGGAAAAAGGTAAGTCAATGACTAAAAGCAAGTAAAAACAAGTAACTATATATTAAGTAACAATTAAATTAAATTAAATGGATTTCAAGATCACAGAAGAAGAACTTAAGAAAGTTCAAGAATTACAAGGAAAGTTAAACCAAGCTATCTCACAGATAGGATTATTAGAGGCTCAGAAACATAGCTCTCTCCACGCTTTAGCAGATATCAACAAAGAGTCTGAAGAAAATAAAGCTTTATTAGAAGAAAAATATGGAGCAGTTAGTATAAACCTAGAAGATGGTTCATATACTGAAATAACAGAAGAAGTTAAATAATAACGTATGTCTTCAGTTATAAGAAAAATAAGTATAGGTTCCGATTACAAGACAGATGCAATGCATTATGCTGTGGGTCAATCAGTTTACGGAGGTCACGAAATATCTCATATACTGCATGAAGAATCTGACAATTCTTATAGCGTTCATATAAAGAAGAACAATGAGGTAATGCCATGGAAGAAGTTTAATTCAAACATGGCAGTATCTGTTGAATATGATCTTAGTTATTAATGCAGAGTTTATTTGATTTTATAGTACAACCTGTTGGCAAGAGATATGACAATGAGGTTAAAGTTGGGGATAAAACACTTATAACTAACACAAAAATAGAATCTTTTAAATCAGTAAGTAATAGGGCTGTAGTATTAGAAGTTCCTAAGGCTTTTGAAACAAAAATAAAAAAAGGTGATATATTAATAATACACCATAATGTCTTTAGAAGATTCTACGACATAAGAGGTAATCAAAAAGATAGTAGGTCTAAATTTACTGATGATAAGTTTTTTTGCTCTATAGATCAGATATACCTTTATGGTAAAGAAGGAGAATGGAAATCTTTTGGTGATAGGTGCTTTGTAAACCCCATATTAGATACTGATGATCTAACGCTAGACAAGGAAAGGAAACTTATAGGAATACTAAAGTATGGTAATAGCTCTTTAGAAGCTCTAGAAATAAACCCTGGTGACTTAGTTGGTTACACTCCGTTTGGTGAGTTTGAGTTTTTTATAGATAACGAGAGATTGTACTGTATGAAATCAAATGATATTGTAATCAAATATGACAAACAAGGAGACGAAATTAAATATAATCCAAGCTGGGCAAAGAGCAGTTGAAGAATTAATTAAAGTGGCGCAAGAAAAGATCGTTGACTCAGGAGAAGACATCTCAGCTGATAGACTTAAAAACGCTGCCGCTACAAAGAAGCTAGCTATATTTGATGCTTTTGAAATACTTAACCGTATAGAGGAAGAAGAGAAGCTTTTACAGGAAAAACCAAAAGAGCTTAAACAAGAGAAATCTTTTAAGGGTTTCGCTGAAGGTAGATCTAAATAATGTATAAGCAAACGTTAATAAGGATAGTAAAAGACCATATAAAACCAGCCATACTTAAAAGAAATAATAGGTATAAGAAGTGGGTTTATGGTTACAACGCTGAGTTCGATGTAGTTATAATAAGTAAAGATGGAACTATAGGTGAAATAGTAGAGATTCAAAACCTTAAAGTGGCTCTACCACTTAAACCTAAAGAAGCGTATAGAAATTCAGATATACCAAAAGAACAACTTTGGTGTAAACTAGAGTACCCTAAAAGATTATCTAAAATTAAAAATGTATCTGACTGGGATAAGCACCCAACAGAATTTAAAGAAGAATGGTATGGGTATATTGACAAGGAGTTTGAGAGAAGGGAAGAAGGTTTTTGGTTTTATAACAATGGCAAGCCTACTTATATCACTGGTACTCATTACATGTACTTGCAATGGTCCAAGATTGATGTTGGGTCAGCAGATTATAGAGAATCGAACAGAATATTCTTCATTTTCTGGGAAGCTTGTAAAGCCGATGCTAGATGCTACGGGATGTCATATCTTAAAAACAGGAGATCAGGTTTCTCCTTCATGGCTTCGGGTGAAACAGTTAACATGGCAACAATGTCGACAGATTCGAGGTTTGGCATACTGTCAAAATCTGGATCAGATGCTAAAAAAATGTTCACAGACAAGGTTGTACCAATATCAATTAACTACCCGTTCTTTTTCAAGCCAATCCAAGATGGTATGGATAGGCCAAAAACAGAACTTGCTTATAGAATTCCAGCGTCTAGATTAACAAGGAAAAAGCTTAACGAAGGATTGACAGAAGAAGAGCTGGAAGGTCTTGATACAACTATAGATTGGAAAAATACTGGTGACAACTCCTATGATGGAGAGAAATTAAAACTTCTAGTACACGATGAAAGTGGAAAGTGGGAAAGACCAGACAATATATTAAACAACTGGCGTGTAACTAAAACCTGTTTAAGGTTAGGTAGTAGAATCGTTGGTAAGTGTATGATGGGATCAACATCAAACGCTTTAGAAAAAGGTGGTGGGAACTTTAAAAAACTTTACAATGCATCAGATGTTGTCAATAGAAACCGCAACGGGCAGACTAGCTCAGGATTATATTCTTTGTTCATACCTATGGAATGGAACTACGAAGGATTCATTGATGCTTTTGGCCTACCTGTCTTCGATAACCCAAAAGAAGAGAGGTTAGACCCTAGTGGAATACCAATAACTTCTGGAGTTATAGATCACTGGGAAAATGAAGTAGAAGGACTAAAAAACGATCAAGATGGTTTAAATGAGTATTACCGACAGTTTCCTAGAACAGAGAAGCACGCTTTTAGAGACGAGACTAAACAGTCTTTATTTAATTTAGCTAAAATATACGAACAGATAGATTACAATGAGGACTTAAATAACTCAGCTTCAGTTACAGTAGGTAGCTTTCAATGGCAACATGGAATCAAAGATACTAAAGTTTTGTTTATACCTAATAAAGATGGTAATTTCAGGATATCTTGGGTTCCACCTTCAAGTCTTCAAAACCGTGTAATAATAAAAAACGGTAGCAAGTTCCCAGGTAATGAGCATTGCGGTGCTTTTGGTTGTGATAGTTACGATATATCTGGAACTGTTGACGGTAGAGGTTCAAACGGATCTTTACATGGTTTAACTAAGTTCACTATGGAGGATGTACCTCCTAATCATTTTTTTCTAGAATATATAGCTAGACCACAAACAGCTGAGATATTTTTTGAAGATGTTTTAATGGCATGTGTATTTTACGGAATGCCTATACTATGTGAAAATAATAAGCCTAGACTTCTTTATCATTTTAAAAGAAGAGGCTATAGAGGTTTCTCAATGAATAGACCTGATAAGGTTTGGAATAAGCTATCTACAACAGAGAGAGAAATAGGTGGAATACCCAATTCTAGTGAAGATATAAAACAAGCTCACGCTGCAGCTATTGAGACCTACATAAATACTAACGTCGGTCTTACAGACACAGGTATAGGTGATATGTATTTTCAAAGAACACTAGAAGACTGGGCAAAATTTGATATAAATAATAGAACAAAACACGATGCTTCCATAAGTTCTGGTTTAGCTTTAATGGCTTGTAATAAAAATAGATATACACCAGCTTCGGTAAGACATTATAAACCTATAGATTTAGGAATAAAAAAATATGATAACACTGGTTCATCATCAAAAATGATTTAATAAATGAAGATACAGACGAATACTAATAGTTCATTCCCTGACCAAGTAGTTAGTGACGAAGTTAAAGCAAGTATGGATTACGGAGTACAAGTCGCTAGAGCAATAGAAGGCGAATGGTTCCAAGAAGGTCGGTCGGGTAATAGATACGTACAGAGTTATAGTAATTTTCACCAACTTAGATTATACGCTAGAGGAGAGCAGAGTGTTCAAAAATATAAAGATGAATTATCTATAAATGGTGATTTGTCTTATTTGAATTTAGATTGGACGCCAGTACCTGTTATATCAAAATTTGTTGACATAGTTGTTAACGGTATGTCTAACAAGACTTATGAAATAACTGCATCAGCTCAAGATCCTTTTTCAATAAAAAGTAGAACTAATTATGCTGCCGCTATTCAAAGAGACATGAATACCAAGGAGTTATTGATGGACATAAAGAATAAGCTTGGTGCTGATCTATCGATGACAAGTGATCTAGAGTCTTTACCTGAAAGTAGAGATGAACTTGATCTACATATGCAAATGACTTATAAACAGAACGTTGAAGTTGCTGAAGAGGAAGTTATAAATAGTGTGTTGAATTTTAACAAGTACGAGCAAACTAAAAAGAGATTAGCATCTGACTTAACTGTATTAGGAATATGCTGTGCTAAGACTAGGTTTGATAAAACCGAAGGTATAAAAGTTGATTATGTTGACCCCGCTTACTTAGTTTACTCTTACACAGAAGATCCAAACTTCGAAGACGTGTACTATGTGGGTGAAGTAAAAGCTATAACTATACCTGAGTTAAAGAAACAATTTCCTAATACCACTGAAGAAGAATTACGTAGGATACAAAAGATGCCAGGAAACTCGCAGTTTGTAACTGGTTGGGGTAACTACGATGAAAACACTGTTCAAGTTATGTATTTTGAATACAAGACTTATATGAACCAGGTTTTTAAGATAAAAAAAACAGAGCAAGGTCTAGAAAAAGCTTTAGAGAAAACAGATGAATTCAACCCACCACCAAACGATAACTTTGAGAGAGTATACAGAACTATAGAGGTTTTATACACTGGAGCTAAAGTACTTGGTAACAATGATATGTTAGAATGGAAGATGGCTGAAAACATGACACGGCCAATTGCTGACACTACTAAAGTTGAAATGAATTACTGTATAACTGCTCCTAAAATGTACAAAGGACGCATAGAGTCTATAGTTAGCAGGATAACAGGTTTTGCTGACATGATTCAGTTAACTCATTTAAAGCTACAACAGGTTATGTCTAGAATAGTTCCAGATGGAGTTTTCTTAGATATGGATGGTTTAGCTGAAGTT